GGCTTCTCAAGAGCGCGCTGCCGCTCCCGCATCTTCTCCAGAGCGGTCTTGCGGCGATATTCGTCCTCTCGCTCGAAGCGCCAGAAATCCGCTGCACCAGCCATCTATCTCACCACCCGCCCCAAACGCTTGTCGGATTCACCCGGCCCTGTGGAGCCGACTGGTACAAGCGCCGCAACCAGTCATCAGCATAGCCCCCCTGGGCCTCAACCAGGCCCAGAAGCATCTGCTGTTCACCAGGTAACATGTTCGCCCACTGGTCTATCCTGATCTGATGGGGTTGTTGCAAATAGCCAAGATTCGCGTAGGGGTTGGCCTGCTGCGTACTCTGTAACGGTTGATTGAGATTGGTAGAGCCAGCGGGGGGAGCCTCTGGTGTGGGGGCGGCGTACCCGGGGGGCTGTCCGCTCTTATAGTTCCGGTAAGCTTGCCACTGCTCGGGTGAAATGTATATCTGCGGCGCAGCCTCGCCCGGGCCTAGTGAAGTGATGTGGTCCATCGTCTGAACCATCTCCGGAGTTAGACCATATGCGGCAAGATCACCGGGCGCGGGTTGAGCAACCGAAGGAGCCGTTGTACCAAGCGCCTCGGCCAGCGTCTCGGTCCACATGGGGTTTGGCTCTTCCGCCGCTATTGCGGGAGTGGCGGCTGCATATTGCCCCAGTGGGGGAACTTCTTGCGCACCCTGGAAGGGGGCAAACGCCTGCCCTTCAGCCAACATGTTCGCCCACGCAGGAAGCTCGGTCTGCTGGGCGGCTCGTTGAACATTGGCATACTTCACCCAGTCGCGGGGACCGCTCAGTTGGCTAAGCAAACCTAAATAGCCGAGCCCCAACTCGCCTTGCCCGAGCCGCTCTTGCAGAGCCAGCTCCGCCCTGGCAATGTCTTGTTCGCCAAGGCCAAGCATCCGCATGATGTCGAGCTCTCGTTGCCCAAGGGCCAGCTCGCCCGAGGACATCTGCTGCAAAGCCAGGCTGTATTCCTGCTCCAGAGCCTTTTCCTCAAGGGCCAGGCTCTTCTCCCCAAGCAGCCTATCCAGGTCGACCTTCTGTTGGGCAATGTCAGCATCGCTAGAAGCCCGGAATCGCTCGATAGCAGCCAGCTCCCGAGACACGTCTAGGTTGCCTCGCTGCACCTCGGCCTGAAGCTCTAACTGCCGATTCGCCAAGTCGAGATCGCTTTCGTAGGCAAACTTCTGGAAGGCCAGCTGCTCATACTGAAGATCGAGTTGCTTGATCCCAAGTAGCTCGTCTAGTTCTATGCGCCTCAGACCAAGCTCTTCGCTTATGCGGTTTCGCTCTCGCTCGATCTCGGCGTTAGTCATCATAGATTCACGCCGCAACTCAAGGTCCGCCGTGCCCAGCATCTCCTGAAGCTCGAGCTCGCCTATTCCCAAGCGCTCCTGAAGCTCCAGGCTCCTTTCCTGAATCTCCAGCGATTTCTCGTCCATCTTCTGCTGATGTTCGAGTCGCTTCTTCTCCAGCGTGTCTTCGCGGGTCTCTTCACTTGGCTTTGCGACCCAACCCTTCGACTCAGCATAGGTAACGGGGTTTCGGTCTCCCACATCCTCGTCGGTAATGTAGAGCCAGTTGCGCACGGCATCGCGGGGGTTGTACTCCCCCTCACCCCACGCCTCGTCATAGTGCTCTTTCAGGTCGGGGCGGTTGGCCCAGATCGCGTCCAGGGCCTCTTCCTCGGTAGCCTGCTCAACGGCAGGGGTAACAATCGTACCGGTCAGAGCGCCCTTTTGGAGCTGGCCGCTTAGAAGGGTGGCTAGGAGGTTGAGAAACTCTTGATACCAAGCGCCACCGCCATAGGTGGTTCCGTCCATGCTATCTCCTCACCCTCCCTTACGGTCCGAACTGCGCGATGGCCGACTCAAGCCAGTCTTCCATCTCCTCTACGGTCGGCTCCGGGGCCGGGGCCAGCCGTTGCGGCGTATATCGAGTCCCCGTCATCCGAGCCAGCTGGCTCGCCGCCCCACCCGGCCCGAAACCGGGCGCGTATTGCGTGCCCGTTGGGAGCTTATAGGGCAAAGCAGTAGCCCAGTTCTGAGACTGGAGACCCGCAATGGTTTGACCCATTTGTGCGGCCATTCCCCTCTGTGCCTGCTGCTGTTGCAGGTTGGCTATCTGCATCTGTTGGGCCAGCTGCTCCCGAGCACGTGCGTCGGCTAGCATCATCTGCTGCTCCTGGAGCTGAAGTTGACGCTCCTGAAGAGCTAGTTCGGCCCAGTCCAGACTTGAAGGTGTAGTGGAGTAGTTGTAGTTGTAGTTCCCACCGCTACCAGTACCACCAAGAGCTTGCATAAGGAGCTGCTGCACGAGAGCCTCGTCCGATAGGTCCAGAGCACCGGGCTGGGTCGTACCCCCCGCCACACCTGCCCCCGTCCCCGGCTCGGCCATTGTGGGGGCTATGCCCCCAGTGGCGGGCTGCGCCGCCAGTTGGGCGCGAACCTGTGCGGCCCTAGGGCCAAACCGCTCGATCTGCGTAGTGGGGGCACCCGAGACCCGTAGCCAGGAGGGGTTCGCAGCCTGGGCAGCCTGGGACCATGCCGGAGGGCCGCCTTGGGCCTCTGCTATTGCGGGGAGCGCTCGGCTTGCACCAGCACGAAGCTGGTTCCACGTATTCTGGAGCGCACTGCCTGTAGCCCCTATGGCCTGGGTTATCCCCAACTGCTCAAGCAGCCGCTCAACGATTGGGTTCGCCATCTTTCATCATCTCCCCCTCCTTATACTGGGCACGATACTTGCGCTCCAGTATCTTGTTATACTCAAGCGTCTCCCGAAGACCCCGCTCCCGAATGAGCTCCACCCAACGCTCTGGCTTGTCCCGTATCTCAATGTAGCGATCTAGCTGTTCTTCGGGGGTCAACTCCACCGAGCCATAAGGAGCACCGGCCTCGGGAAGAGCTTCGATTGTTTTTAGAATGTCCGCTACTAGAGCATCCCGAAGCTCTTCAAAATCATTGGGTTTACTTCTTGCCACCGTGCTTCTTTCCCACGTTCGCATAGAGAGCACGCAGATGGGCCAGGGCAGCCTTGCGGCTACGGTGTCTCTTGAGCCGTACCCACCTACCATTGCGCTTGACCATCACGGTCGTTCCATTCAGTTTATATGGCACTACTCGCCCCGTTCTTCCTCGAACTTGCGCCGTTCCTCGTCCCGCTCCCGGCGTCGCCTGCGTTCCTCGGCGCATTCCTCAGAAGTCCTCTCGGGGTTGATAATAAAGTCGAAGACCTGATCCCGAAGGAACTGATAGATGCGCGCCACAGTGATCGCAAAGCCAAGGTGTGTCACCACATCTGCCGAGAAACCCAGCGGCACTACAGCGATCCGCGCCGGGACGCCAATCATGTAGCCCGACTCCTCAAGAAACGTCGCCCCACCCGAGTTGCCAAAGATGGAGGGTGCCGTCACCATCAGGTAGTCCTTGTTGTCGATGTCACACCCGAAGGCTGACAGAAACCCCTTGGTGATGACTGGCTTCTCGCCCATCCCGCACCCGACGGTCCATACGTCCATGAAGGAGATAAGATGATTGATGTCTTCCTCGGGAAGCAGGTTCGCCACATACTTTTGCGGGTCGGGGCTAATGATCTGGAGCAAAGCTAGGTCCTCATCCTTGTCGTAGGCTACAATATCCGCCTGGAGACCCCTAGAGCCCACATCTCGGCTGGTGTAGGCATAAGTAAAGAACTCCACCATCGGATGCCCGAGAACGTCTGTAGGAACTTCCCGCTTTAGGAGCGTGCTCCACTTCTTCTCAACCTTGATGAGATTGTCCACTACATGCTCGTTCGTGAGCACGTAGATGTGATGCATCCCATCTCTCTCTTCCATGTAGATCACAGTTCCCGAACCCAACGCCTTGGGGGTTCGAATGCGAACACATGGATAGAGACAACGCTCGTGCCTTTCCTTCAAAGACAGCGCCATGATTTCCTCCCGTCAGCGCTTCTTGCGCTTTCTCTTCTTACGAAGACGCCTCATCGTCAGGGCCAAACGTGCCTGCTTACCGGTAGTACCGGACTCTTTGGCTTTTTGCCGAAGCCAGGTCACGCTAATCGTCCCGTCCCGAGTAAGCACACCGGCCCGTTTCGCTTTGGCGGTGAGAGCGCCCCTACGCTTTACCGCCCCCCGTATCCACTTCCTCTTCTTTGCCATCACTCGCTATCCAATCCTCCCCGCTATTAGCGTTCCCCACGAACCTCAAAAAAGCACTCTAAAGTATTACCACCGATAGCAAACTGCACCTCCACCCGGTAGTCGTGGTTACGAGTGAGATTCTGAATAAGCGGGGTTGTGATGACATTGCCGCTCACCCCAGGAGAACCGCTCAAGCACGTAGCGGACACGTCCGCAGACTCCCTATCCTCGTCATATATCTTCACCGAGGGGCTGGAGGGGTTGTTGCCCCAGTTGGTCACATCTATACGATAGGCGACCTTCTCATCCTCGCCCTGGGCGACAAAGCCCTCGACTGCTCGTCTATTGGTCATCCCCATATCTAGCTATCCTTTTCAAGCACGAACGTGAATGTGTGCGTTCGTCGGTAAAGGGTTGTCGTCCGGGTCCGAGCGACCAACTCCATCTCGTAGTACCGCACGTGGGGGGCGAAGTCGACAAGGCCCCAATAGCCAAAAGCCCTTCCCACAAGGTCCAGGAGCCCTTGCAGAGATTTCCCAATCCCACGAGACACGTTCCCACTCATGGCGAGAGCGCCCTGAACGCCCTTGCCCGTCTGCTGCCACGCAACGGTTGCGGCCATCGCAAGAGCACCCGCAAGAGCTTTGCCCGCTCGCCGGGCGAGGCTGCCAGCGGAGCCCAACGTGCCCGCAAAAGCGATACTCGTGCGGCGACAGACAGAGCCGACGGGAGTGAGAGCCCCCACAAGAGCCCGCCCCACGTGCCGAAGCAGGCCACCGGCAGCGGAAAACGCCCCCACAACCGGGATGGCCGTTCGGCGGGCGAGCGCTCCCGCGCTTGTGAATGTCCCTACCACGGTCTTGAAGAAGGCTTTGAGCGCACTAAGAGCCCCCGTGGGGGTGAGCGTTCCCCCTAGGGCCTTGTTCGCTTGCGCTAGCAAGCCGCCCGCTGCGGAGAGCGCACCGACCAGTTGCTTTCTTCCCTGAGCGACAAGCGCCCCCGCCCCATCCCACGCACCGGAGAGCGTCTTGGGCACCCACCTTAGAACCGCCCCCGCCGGGGACAGTGCCCCAGCAAAGGATACCGCAACCTTCTTGAGGGCCGCCCCGGTGGAGCTGAATGTGCCAGCGTAGGAGACCGCTGTGGCTCGTAAGAGCGCCCCAGAGGAAGCAAGGGTCCCCGCTACGTCCTTGAAGAACTCCTGGGCACCGGGGAGATACTGGGTTGCCAGACCACCGGCACTTGACAAAACGCCCGAGAGGGCTCTACGCGCTTGTCTGACGAGGGCACCGGCGCTACTCAGTGTGCCCGCCAGAACCTTTCGCGGCAGGTAATCCAATACACCCGAGGGGGAGAACGCCCCCTCAACACTCTTCAGAACCGCCTTGATAGTGCCAAGTACGCCCGAAGGCGTCAGCGTACCGCCAAACGCCTTCGGAACCCACTTTATCAAGGAGCCGGACGGAACAAGCGAGCCCACAAACGAAGTTGCAGTCTTGCGAGCCAGCGTGCCTGTACTAGATAAAGTACCCTGGACCGCTTTGAGAGTCTTACCGACGAGAGCGCCACTAGAGGAGAGCGCCCCCGACAGGGCCTTCCGGCCCTGGGCCAGGAGAGCACCTGCGCCAGACAACATACCCGAAAGGCGGCGCGTGCCCTGCTTGACCAAAGACCCGCTCGGAGGAAAGGAGCCCACTCGCGAAACGCTTGTGGCTCGGGCCGCGACCCCCGAGCCCGTGAAGACGCCCGCTTTCGGAAGCTGTGCGAGAAAAACACTCACGCCGGTGGGGGTGAGGGAGCCAGCAATGCTCTTGAAGTATTCTTCCCCACCCGCATACCGCCCGTCCCAGGTGATGCCGCGAGCATTATTGCTGACAGCAGAATAGGAATCCGTAATAGTACTGGAGAAGCCCGAATGTTTGTAATGCGTACCCGGATCTTGGCTTATCTTGATCCCAGATGATAGAACATTGGTGCCATCCCAGGCCATAGCCCATGGTTCATCCGTTGGGGTGGAATAGCAGGCCGTAATGGTACTAGAGAAACCAGAATGTTTATAGTGCTTATCGTATTGCCTACCTACTGAGAGAACATTATTATCATCCCAGGTGATGCCAGGTACGTAACGACACGGGGTATCATAACTATCAGTGATAGTGTCGGAGAAGCCAGAGTGCTTATAATGTTTGTATGCGAAAAAGTCTGCGGATATGACATTACTACCATCCCAGCCAATGCCGCTTGGCTCATTAGCAGGGCTAGAATAGCAAGCCGTGATAGTATCAGAGAAACCGGAGTGTTTATAGTGTTTGTTGGTATCTGCGCCCGTGGCCAGTAGATCAGTGCCATCCCAGGCCATTCCCGAGAGATCGTATGAGACAGAATAGGAAGCCGTGATAGTGCTAGAAAATCCACTATGTTTGTAGTGTTTGTCGGGGACCATGGTCCCGCTGATTACATTCCCGGCCATGCTACACCCACCGCCCTAGCCAGTGGCGCTGCAGCGAATCGAAGTCAGCCCAGACCACTTGGTACCCCGCATCTAGGAACTTGCGGCAGAAGTAGAAATCCTCGCTGCTCTGTAACAGACCCCTTTCGTCGTACTCATCTGCAAACCACGGTGGCTCTAGTTTCTCCAGTACGTCACGTCGTATGAGCATCCCGGCACAACCGACAGCCTGACATGGTTGCACACCGGTCCATGGCCTATGCTGCACGTACTCACACCTGTTCTCAGTGGCATCTAACACCATGGGGCCTATCTCATCCCCTATCTGTGTCATGTGCGGCGCAGCAACCAGGGGCACATCCATCGCCGTCATGCGCAGCAGACAGCCGTCGGGAGGCACCGCGTCACTGTCCAGGATGAATAGGTGTGTACATGGTGTCTCCAAGAACCGCCACACCTGTAGGTTGCGGGCGTGTACCAACGTCCGCTTCTCGCGGAAGAAATCGAGAGAACAGCGCGGTGTCCCCCGCAAGACCTGCCTATGCGCCCACATCAACGGCTCCGGCATCGTGGTGTGAACGCAAGTGCCCGAAATCAGCACGTGCGGCTCGCTCACGCCTTGCCCTTCTCCTCATTGAACGCGGCGGACTTGGCCTCGCACTTAGCAATAATATCTGTCATCGGCTCCAGCGTCGGTTTGGTCACTTTGAGCGCAGCAAAATCGTCAGCCTCTTCCTGTGACAGACTCAACCCCGCATTTACCTTGGCTGCATATAGGTCCGCCTTGGCTTTCGCCGTCTCATCGAGGCGCTCCTCTGGCATCCCTTGATTAACGCGCCAGTCTGCCATGAGCGCGTCGGCCTCGCTCTCCGTGACGATCTCCATATCAGGATGTGCGGCATAGGTTTCAGCCAGTTCGTCGGGCAGAACGATGAGGCAATACTCGTGATCGCCACCTTTACCAATGTCGCCCGAATAGCCGCACATGCCACCACTCATGCGCGGGCCAATGCCTACACGATCAATCTCTTCCGAATCATATGGCCCGCCATGTGCGGCATCGGGATAGACCATCATATCCTCACCAGGGCCACCCCGACGTATCTTGACCTTGACTACCTTCATGACTCCCCTTTCTGTCGACTCTCAGTCAACGTCAGTTGGCTTCCTTTAAGGATAGGCTGACACACTAAAGTGCATTCGTCTTGCTCCATTATCTTCGCCCTCTACACATCTTTGCACCGACTACGTATCTGTATCAGGTCGCAATCCGCCCACACTTCGATCCCCGCCTCCGCCAACTTCTCGCAGAAGTGAAAGTCCTGCCCCAAGAGCACCTTGGTCCGATCCTCGTTGTAGAGAGTATGGAACCAAGGAGGCTTAAGCTTCTCGCACACATCCCGGTGAATAAGCATCCCCGCCGAGCCCACGGCGTCGCACTTCTGCAACCCTTCCAAAGGGGAATGCTGGCGATACCGATATTTCCCCACCTTATCCAGACACATGACTATGGGTTTGTTATTCTTCAGCGTAATCCCCGGAGCCGAAACAAAAGGCAGATCATAGGCCAGGAGTTTCTGAAGCGTGCCGGGTTTGGGGATCAGGTCCGAATCCAGAAGGAATAGGAACTCAAAGGGCGAGGAAAGGAAGCGCCGTATCTGCGTGTTTCGCACCACGTCAGTAGGCCCCACGATAAGGATGTCGTCTACATCTACCTTTGCTGGCCCCATTTGAAGCTGGGTCTTTCTCGCCCAACGCGACGTTCGTATATCCACCGGCCCTTTGCTAGGGAAGCTGATGAGCGCCTTGTTTATCCACACGCAGCAGCCTCCTTATGGGCCTAAGCCGCTTGTTGATACCGGGCGTTTCGTCGTCCGGGTCCAGGGCTTTGAGGTCCTCGGCACTCAAGGCTAGCCCCGCTTCCTGCTTGGCACGAATGGCCGTGAGTCGAACGGGGTCCCGTACAACTTCCTCCGTCAGCCCCTTATCGACGCGCCATTGTTCCATAAGAGCGTCTGCTACCGACTCGGAGACGATCTCCATGTCGGGATCGAGAGCATACTCATCTGCTAACTCGTCTTTGAGAACAACGATACCCCACTCCTCATCCTCACCCCGCGCCAAACCACCGGACAGAGCGCACCGGCCCCCGACCGTTGGTGTAGCGTAGCCGTTGGCGTCTACCTCGTAGGGGTTATAGCGAGCGGGGTAAAGCATGGCGTCCTCGCCTTTGCTTTTGTCCCCACGACGTATCCGAATCTTGACAGCCTTCATTCAGCCTCCCAAGAGCAAACATACAAGGTAAACGTGAGAGAACGATCCCGGAGCTCGAACGTCTCTGTTCGGGTGGGGATACCCAGCCTGCCCCCGAAGAGGGAGCCCAAGAAGCTCAATACACCACTCAGCGAGATACGGTGGGTAAGGCCGGTCAAAAGAGACCCGGCCAACCCCAAAGCCCCCGCAACGATCTTCGTAAAGACTTTCGTTGCATTGAGAGCGCCCGCAAGCGAGAGTGCCCCGGAAAAAGCCCTCGGCACCTGCTTAGTCACGGCCCCAAGCGCTGACCACGCTCCGGCCAGGAGCTTCTGCGCCTCGAAGGTGATAGCCCCGCCCAGCGACAGACTCCCCGTGAAAGTCGTCTGCGCCTCCCGAGCCAAAGCACCGGTGGAGCTCAGGCTGCCCGCCCTGCCCACAGAGACCCCAAAGGATGGGACCCCCGAGGGGGCGAAAGTGCCCGCCGCACCCTGCTCGTATTGTTGCGTCCCGTAACGCCCGTCCCACGCGATCCCCTCGGGGATGGTGCTGGGAGAACTGATACTATCGCTGATCGTGCCAGTATGGCCCGAGTGTTGGTAAAGAACGTCGTCGTCGGAATCACAAGAGTAAAGATTCGTCCCATCGTCAGAGAGATCGCGGGGTCTTGTGCTAGGGGCAGAAAAGCTGTTTGAGACCGTCGGGGAGAACCCCGACATTTGATATATCTTGTCCGTCCCGTAGTCGCACATCCACAGATCGGACCCGATCCACACGGCACCTGTAGTGTAGCTGCCCGGCGAGTCGAGGGAGTCCGAGATAGTAGCGGTGAAGTCAGAGTGTTTGTAGCACTTGTCGTTGGGTGTGTAGTTAGTGTGAATCAGATTGGAGCCGTCCCAGGTACACCCATGAGGCTCATCATTCACCGAAAACGAATCGGAGATCGTGTCAGAAAAGCCCGAGTGCTTGTACGCTTTCCCGGAGGACGCATCCGTAGACAGGACATTATCCCCGTCCCACTCCATCCCCATCGGCCAGCCCGCAGGGGTGGAGTAGGAGTCGGAGATTGTTGTCGTGAAGTCCGAGTGCTTATAGTGCTTGTCCGCGCTGGTGTCGGCAGACAGGAGGTTAGCCATACGGCTAGACCTCAGTTACCGGCGGTGCAAGTCAGCTCGTAGGTGAACTGAATGCTGTCACCGTTGCCAACGTTGATCTCCGAGAACACGCTCCGGTCCATTAGAGTCCCGCCCGTAGAGGCATTGAACAGCCCGTGCTCGGTGATAGCCTTTGTGGTTGTGTAGCTGATGGTCCCCACACTCTTGTAGATGTTGGCCGAGGAGCCCTCTTCCTGAGAGCCCGCCACGCGATCCTCTCCATCGGTTGTCTCGATGTCAGTATCCGAAGCGTTCTCAGCAGTCGTCCCCACCCCAGAGTCGTGGTACTTGAAGTCGCCCCATGTAGAGGACTCCGTCTGGAGCTGATCCACCATGAAGTTCACGAAGGCGGTAGTAACAACCCGCGCACTTATCAGCCCGTAGTCGATGACCTCGCCGTCCGCTTTGCGATGCCGCGCCCAAAGCCGACCTTCCACGGTCGGGATATTGAGCAGTCTGGCCGGTATGATCCGCCACCCGCGAAGGATGTGCGGGAGGTTACGAAGCTTCCAAGAGAGGGGAGCCTTCTTGGCCCTGATAACCTTCGTCCCCAGTCTGCCGCGAAAAGTAACTGTACTCTCCACTTATATGTCTCCTGAACAATGTGCGCGGAGCATATAAGCGCGGCGCTTTTGAGGGTGGGGCCTATGGCGCTATCTGGTTTCTATGCCCGTCCTCCTCGTCCCCGGCGGTCGGCCCGTCGCCATCCCGGAGGGCATTACCCTTCTTCCTACTCTGGCAGGCGGAGGTCCCGGTGCAGCGCGCTGTCCGGGCGCGGCCATGACCTGCGGCCCCTGTGGGCTATACTGAGCCCCGAGCTGGAGCCGCTGCAACAGCATCTGAAAGACCTGAACGGGGGTGATGTTTTGCTGTTGGGCCTGGGTCATAATATAGGTGAGAAGCTCTTGGAGGCTGGTACCCATCTGCTGGGCCATCTGTTGCAGGGCCGCCACTACCTGGTCGGGGCTCATACCCGTCTCAGTAGCAATCTGTTGGACCAGGGCCATTGCCTGTTGCATCATGGCCTGCCCCTGGTTGCCCTGCGCAACCTGGGCCTGCTGCCCCATCGGTGTAGCGGGACCCCCCACGCCCTGCTGCTGCGTCGGCTGGGGCTGCCCCGCAGGTCTCATCCCCATTGACTGCACGTCCTGGCCGGGCAGAGCCGCGCCTTGCAGCGTGTTGGAGAGAGCCTGCTGCATTCCTGGGCCTAGCTGCCCATACGAGCCCTGGATGTCTTGCATCGTCAGGTCGCCCTTGGCTTGTTCGATGCCCGCTTTCTTCAAGGCTTCCGCGACGATGAACTCCTGGACCTTGGGATCGGCCCGCCACCTGTCCACCAATATCTTGCGTTGCTCCTCGTCTGGCTGCTCCACACCGATCATTTCCATTGCCGAAGCCCGGGACCTGAGCCCCGCATTGACCTCGTTGATCGCCATGGAGCTCCGGGCGTAGGAATCGGTGGGCATAACCGGGTTGAGCTTGACCTGAATATTCCGGTAGCCATTCAGGTCGTCGGGACCCAGGCTAATCCATCCCTCCTCCCTGCCCGTTGCACCGTAAACATAGACTGGTTGCTTGATGTGATGCTCAATGATGTCACACAAGGCCACCAGCTGCTTCGCCAGCGCCCTCTCTGCGTGGGCCACCAACGGCTTTAGCCGCATCCGTGCGGCGGCGATAAGCTGATTCAGAGCATAACCCGACTCGCCCGCCCCGGCCCCGTACATAGGGTCGGCCAGGCCCGCCTTCTGAATCATGCCGTTCACTATTTGCAGCATCTCGTCTGCATCAGGGCCATTCCCCGTCCAAGTCAGAAAGGAGAGCTCCTCATCGTTGAATAGCGTGACCGTAGAGCCCGGAGAGATGTCCAAGTTACGAACGGGGAGCGGCGCTTCTCCACTAGTCTCCCCCTGGCCGGGGTATATCTGTCTGAAGACAACGGTGGGCCAGCACCACATCCGCACAGCCGAAGCTTTCTGGCTCAAAAGGCGATTGAGCGCAGGAATAAGGTCCCGAATGGGCCAAAGAACGCTCATCCCCATCCGCTCGGGATTGTTGGAGGCCGAAGAAAGACCGAAGGCGTAGGTATACGGGGCGCTTTCGTAACGGTGTTTCTGATGATGAACAACCCGATCCTCGACAGCGTAAGTCAACGTAGTAGGAGTCCACCACTGGGCAAACTCCACCGAAGTCCCGTCTCGCTCGTGGAGCCTGGAGAGCTCCTCCATCTCCACCCGGTCAAGTCGCTCTATGTTCCACCGCTTAGGGTGGAGCGTAGCAATATCGCGCTCGTCCACTTGCAGAACGCCGTACAAACCAAACTCTCCGTAAAGAGGATAGATCGTCAGAGGATCGCACCAGTTCCAGGCAATAGGAAGCGGTTTGCCCTTCTTCCACTCCTCCACCCGCTTGTTGTAAGCAGTGTCCTCCTCATCCTCCTTGTGCCGAGGAGCACCCCTCCACAATTGCTTGGCGGGCAACATCCGCATACACCCATGCCCATCCATCACGAGTGACTCGATAAACAGGTCGATAACGTCCTGCTCCGCTTGCTGCTGCAACCGCTCCACCGCCGCCACAAGAAACTTCTCCATCTTGGAGGATTGTTCTCTGGCCTTCTCGCTCTCGTCCGCAGGAGGAACGGTAATAGTCATGGGGTTGGCCGTAAGCGTACCCACAAGGCGCTCCACGATCTGATGCGCCTCGGGCGTCATGACAGCCTCCGACTCCAGATCGGCGGGGACATCTACATCCGCTTCCATGTACCGGAGCGCCCGCATCTCCTCTATCATGTTGTCACGGCTGAGCCAGTCGTGCTGAAGACGCTCTTTGATGGCCGAAATATCGGGATATTCGTCAGCCATTCGTCACCCTTTCAATCCAGCGAACGATCATCAGCAATGCCCGCCGCAATATCTTGAGAAACTCAAGGAACAGTTCTTCGTTCATACTAGTGCGCTCAATCCTGATAGTCCGCTCAAACCGCCCAGCGCCGCCAACTCGTTCTCCTCCCCCGCTGTCTCCACCTTCTGAAACGCCAAGACCACAAACTTCCGAGCCGAGCCCAACACCGTATCGAAGTTCAAGGTAAAGCCCGTGCTATGAAAGGAGTAGTAACTGGCCTCATACCCAGAGCCCTGGGTGTGAAGAGGGCAATTGATGGCCTTGTCCTCCGAGAGAGAGGCATCATTGGAGTTGGGGGAGTGGTCCTGCTCCACCACGGCTAGTTGGCAGAGATCAGTGCTGGCATCCCATCCGGCAAAGACGAAAGGGGAGCCGCCGCCATAATCACCGTAGAGCCAACTGTCCACACTAGTCATCTGGGTGGGGAGAGCCAGCACAGCGATGGGCTCGAAGTCGGGACCGGAATAGACTTGGTTCCCCGTCGAAGTAGGGGTGTCTACAACGCCGCACCACGCGGGGTTTTTGGTCTGTAGGCACACCGCCCCGTATTCGTCATTAGTGTCGGCGTTCTCGCCCCGCGTGATAACCGTGAAGCCCTGGGAATACCCGTCCAACTCCAGAGAGTAGTTATCACTCTCTTTGATGGCCCGGCCCGTTGCTATCTGTCCTCGAGAGTAGGTGGTATAGGAAGAGCCGTGCTGCCAGTAGAGATCGACGCAGTTCTGATAGTCAGTCTCCCCTAGAGCGGCCAGTCCGATACAAGCGTAAGCATCCTCGTAGGTCGTATCGTTCAGAGGGGCATTGATACCCGAAGGGATCACTACCTGGGCGTACCAACCCGGGTCGCTCACGTCTTTGGCCCCATTCACCGTACCGTAAGGGGTAAAAGTCAGTACGTCGATAGCCAGATCATCCCCGGCAAAGAGGATGGCGCTCAGGTAGTAACCACTTGGGGGAGCGATGGTCCAGTTGATCCGCACCCCGTTGGTGATAAGGGCGCTGTACTCTGCTTCCGCCAGGACGGACCCGTCCGACGGATCAAGAAGACAGATACACTTGTCTTTCATCCCCCGCCGATAGCACTTGGTATTGGCCTGGTTATCCTGGGCACTGATAGCCCATGCGAACTGGACAGACCCATCACAGGCCCCGAAGCCAAACCCGGCATCTGCCGCAAAGGCCCCGTTACTGGTGGCCTTGACCAGCCAGAAGATAGCTCCCTTCGCCGTCTTATCACCCAAGTTGGCCGTGGTAATGTCCTGGGTCCCGGTTCCCGTGTTGCAGGCCACCCTTGCAAGGGCGATGTTGACCTCCCCTTCCCCGCCTGGGGGAGGCTCCCCTCCCCCGCTGCCGGGGGGCTCTTCGTCGGGGTTGGGGTTCACGTCCGCATAACCACAGCCCAAGGCCGCTCGGCCAATCCGCAGTTCGTCGAAATAGTAGAGCCGGTCAACGACGTTTCCAAAGATGTCGTCCCTCCAGCCCCACTTGTAGACGCCAAAGGACATATAGGGACCAACATCATCGTTAGAAGCATTGACCCCGGAGAAGTCCACCACCAGATCGCCGTTCAACCAGACCTGGGTATATCCGTTGCCCTCGTAGTTGAAGTAGACTCGAATGATCCAGTCCAGCCACGTCCCCCGATAGTCCAGGATATTGCCAAAGGCGAAGGTCTGGGTGTGGGTAAACGACCCGGGTCCTTCATCCTCGGGCGTGAAGGAGCGCGTATCCCCTCTTATCCATATTCTGAACTGCGGGTTGTACTGGCGATTCTCGCACTCGAAGTAGCAGGCAAGGATGGGCGAGCGGTACCTCTCGCCTGAATCGGGCATCGCTTGAAACTGCCAGATGAGCTCGTTGGAGCTACCAGAGCCGTGCTGTTGGTAGTCGGACTCCCAGTCGGAGGGAAGATAGAAGGAGAGACCAATCCAGTATTCGTCGTTGAAACTGAAAACCTTGGCGTTTCGGTTGTCACCATCCTCCCACGGGTCGTCGTCATTGTCATTGACAGTCATCATAGAGCGGTAGGTGCTGGGAGTGTCTGTCCGATGGACGTAGTGCCTCAGCGCATACGTCCCCCTGGCTTGCTCCGTGGAGATGGTGGGATCGTTCCCATTCGAGTAGTAGCCATCTCGGTTGTTGAGGGGACTCTCGTGAGTCTTCTCGTAGATAAGACCCTCTCGCGCCATTACGCCTCTTCCGTCCAGTGATTCAGCACATTGATCTTGCCCGTTACGTCAGTCCCACCCGCTGCCAAGGTGATGATAAGGTCAGTGTTCGTGCTGCCTCGCTTTGGCCGAGGAAAGAGAATAAAGCCAGGCCCCTTGTCCGTGACATCCACATCAAAGACGATGTTTGAGCTACCATCTTCGATGGTGAGTTCGCCGCCGGAAAGCGTGCCGGAGCCGGAATAAGACCAGGCCACGCCCGTAATGACGTGCTTATTGCCTGCCGAGGCCGAGAAGGTAATCACCGCCGCAGTATTAGCGCTTCCGGGGGCGTGCACATCCGCAGCCGCGCAGGCAATGGGCTTCTGAAGAGTATTGCCCTCGTCATCTATGGGGACCCGAGGAGCAATCTCCTCATAGGCCATTAGCTCTTTTAGTTCATCACTCAAGGCCATCTAGCTTCTCCTGATACGGGCAATCACATTCCCTCTGGGTGGGGCGTTCACAAAGCCGAAGTTCGCCACAAGGCCGTATGCAATTGCCTTGAGGCTGTGGTTGCAGGCGTCAATCGGCTTCTCTCTGATAGGACGGCCCTCCTTGATCTCTCGATACCGATAGAGGCTATACTCCTCAATAGTGTGTTTACACTTCGGGTCATGAAACAGCCGGGGCTTCCCAGTTTGGGGGTCTTTGAGAAACGTTCGGTGTCTCATGATACCGTCTTCGATTGGGACGGGGAGTGAGTAGAGATAGACCCCCGCCTCCTTCAACCAGACCTCGACATGAGATGCCATCCCATGATGCTGTCTTCCCGCTATATCAATGACGCCCCCCGCAACGTGCTTCCACCACCCCCTACCTTTGCAGGCGAGGATCACTTCCTGAGCAGTCCAACCAGTCTTGTAAACCTCGTCGATCTGGTAGACGTTGCCATCCTTGATCTGAACCACACAAACGGCATAAGCTCCGGCATAGCCCGGATCAATCCAGAGAAAAACAGGGCGTTTCTTGTCCAAAGGACAGGGGATAACGTGGTCCACATGCGAGAACTCAGGAAACACCACGGTTTTCGGAGGGCAGGGAATAGCGGCGAAACGCTCCAGAAACTCTTCTTGAGGATAGGTCGCCTCAAGGGCCTTGATCTCGGGATCCTCCCTTCCCCCCGGGAAGACGTGGGTGTTTGACCACGTGGGGAGGGAGAAAGACTTGGCGTCATCCAGATTGGCCCCTCGCCATCTGCTATAGAGCTCGGGATACCAGCGGTTGGCCTTCTCCATCGTACCGGAGAGGATCATGGGTCCCCGCGTCTCGGCAACACGGCCCCGGCATCTCAGAAAAGCCTCATACGTCTGCTGCCCCGCCTCCACCATGCACAAGGCCCTAGGAGCGGTTCCGGCGAGGCTAGTGGGGTCCTTGGAGGTCTCTGTCACGACGGTAACGCCGTGAAGGGTCACGATCCGCCATTGACCTTGCTTCGGAAAGGAGACTTCCCCCACCATATCCAAAGCAGTAAGCGCGTTGTAAAGATGCTCCATCTCGGGATGGGTGAGGTCGTAGTCCGGCCCCACCACCCAAAACACATCCCCCTTCTCGGCTCCAAAGAGCCAGATCAGAGCCTCCTCACCCGTCAGGCGAGACTTCCCCGCTCGCTCTCCCCCCAAGACAAGCTTGATGCGTTCTGGCGATAGATGAGCCTCCCGCTGGGCGGGGGTGGGGATGTAGCCCCGGACCTTCCAGATGCGCTCGCGCATCTCTTCAGTCGCTCGCCAGATCGCTTTCATCTATCAGGTCCCGAATATCGTTCAACGCCTCAATGATGGGGTCCAGCTCGCCCCTCTTCATCGGCTGCTCGAAAAAGAGGCGAGCCTGTATTTTGAGTAGGGGTTCCGTTACCTGCTCCTTGATGCGCCAGAGAATGTTTGCTATGTCCGCAGTCCGCCCGGAACGGTTTTTCAGTATGTGCTTGTTCTTCTCAAGCGCATCACTCACAAGGCGACGCCCGAATTCGCGCATATCGGTCTTGTTCATTGCCCCTCCCGCAAGACAGAATTGCCCTCCTTGGCCAAGTGCGCCGACTTTGTCCCATGTTCGTCAGCGCTATACCCAGTCAGAGACATTCGTCGGGCCTGGGCAGCGGGCTTTGTTTTACGACGCGCCCGCTACGTCACGCGCCGACCTGCTAGCGCCGTGCCGGACCCCACGATCCCACCAGTACAACGCCTGGCTGCCCCCATTACTGGAGACGAAGGGCTACCCGCGCACAAGTCGCCGTGGGGGACTCGAACCCCCTGCGCGCTCCTCCTGTACGCCCCACAGGTAGACGGCGACTGGGAACTAATGCCCCCGGCCAGGGCTCGGCAGACCCAAGCACCGAAGCGATTGGGCCTGTCATGCCGTCGGCGCGGATTTGCACCGCGCATCGGGATGTTCCCGCTGTTGTCAGCAACGGGCCTCGACGCTACTTGCCGACGGCTCTTATTCATGGCCCCGCCGGTACTGACAATACCAACGGGGGACTGTTCGTCCTTATGGGAACGAGTCCCGGGGCTGCCTGATAAGCCAGCTATGGGAACGGGTCACGAACCCGTGTCTCCAGCCATGGCAACTGGCGCATTATCCGCTATGCTATCCCATAGTGGTGGCCTTCTTTGCCAACGCGCCACCAACGTTGGCCGCCACCGACTCGGGTGCAAACCATGACAACACCCTTCAGTGCGCGGCTGTGGCCGCCGTGCCGGACTCGAACCGGCCCTGTCAGACGAAGCGCCACACGGTTCCCGTGCAGAACGACTGTCTTTCGCTTGCGCGTACCCCTCGCGCACAGTCGGCGGCTTTCAAGTAGCCGGACCACCCATGTGGGTGCAAGTCGCCGCGTCGGAGTCGAACCGACAACCATGCACGGCCCACCATCTGACGGCGACCGCCTGACTGTTACCAGCCAGACCAACAGAGCCTTTCGGCTCAGACCCAACCACCGAAGCGATTGGGGAAACAAGCCATCGGGCGGGTACTGCCCCCGCTGACCGATACTAGCCTCTCAGCTATTCATTCGAGCCGGAGGTCTTTCGGCCCATGCTTCGAGCGGCGTCACTGTCCGCCTGCCGGTGGCTTATGTCCGGCCTCCTCAAACCAGACCGGTAGCACGAACGTCATGGTGTCCAAAGTCTGAGTCCACATCACGCCGTCCAGGTACCCCACCCGAATATCGGGCATCGTCTTGTGCCCGATGCGTACCGTAACGGCGGGGTAGTACCGCCTTACAATCGGAAGGAGCCCTGCGCCGAAAAGGAAAGCGGTCTTTCGGAGAAAGTCACGACGGTTCATTGGGGGACTTCCCTCGCCTCACCCTCGATGATCTTTCCATCCTCGTCTTGCTCTACGTTCGGTAACATGTCCTGCCACTCGGCTATGAGCATGGCAAACCGCCCGCCCTTCACCCCAACCTGTACCGTCTGGGGGGGCTTCCCGAGTACACGGTCTAATATCTCCGAAGCACAGTCTTGCCTCTCCCTCCATCGAGGGGAGTCCATCCCCGCAAGCTTCGTCAATACCGCCTTCCCCACCCCAGCAGACATCAGATCAATGCCATGCTCTGCCTGGGCGAGTATAAAACGGTCGGCTAGGGCTAAGATGCGCTCGCGCCATTCCCTCGGCCTTTTGTAAAAACCCTTCCGCCCTATGGGGAGAGGATAACGACGAAATGCCTCCTGAATGTTCCCACCCGTCGCAACAATGCCGGAAATAATCAGCGCATCGTCGGGAGTGAGCTCATCGAAGTTGTCATGATGCGTCTTGAGACGCATCATCTTCCCATCCGCTTTATCCTTCAGGCGCTTCTCCACGTCCATATACGAAACTTCTCTCAGGTCTTATCGTCACAACCAGCATCACGTCACGCATGTTCTTGAGCTTTAAAAGCTCATCTTCTTGCGTCATGTCAACGTCTAACGTCAGCCTCGCCCCCCCTTCCCCGTGCAAACGAATCGCCGTCTGCGTGTGGGGAATAATGGCGAGAAACCTTATCTCTTCCACTGCCCCTCCCTGTTACGCTGTCGTCTCGCGCAGCCTCCCTACGAATACCCGCAAGGGGCCTAAACGAATGCGTGCGAAGCTCAGGAGCCCATCGAATGCACAGCCTCTCCTAAACGACCAACCCCAGCCGCTGAGCCGGACTACAACGCAATAGTCGCCTATCCACATATCGCCCTCCACACAATTATGTTAAGCCCCTCGTTTTCGGCGGGTGGGGCAAAAAAACTTGACAGGGACCCCTATGTATAGGGTCATCCCGCCCCGCCCGGAGCCGGAGCCGGGTACCCCGGTATGCGCGCCCCGCGTGCGCCCCGCCCTCGCAGAGTGGGGCCGGAGAAAGAGAAGAACCCGGCGCGCCGTAGGCGCGCCAGCCTTGCGCGCTCTCTCGGCGCAATCAGAATTGCGCCTCGCTCACGCGCCTATGTGCCGGTCCCGCGCCCCGCCCTCAGTCCGCCCCGCCCTCCTAGGGTGAGGCGATCCCGCCCCGCGCCTCGAGGGTGAGGCCGCCCCAACACACTCCACTACACCGGATACCCTGGACCGCGTACGTTCTCGCGCTACGTAGGGAGGGGCCGAAAACTGCCCCCGCCCCGCCCCCACTGAAGCCCAATCGCTAACCAAACTCCAACCAAACACAACCTCAGCCCTAACCCACTTTAGTAGCGTTTTGTGCTACAGTGGTAGCGCAAGAGGCTACCAAGTAAAGGAGGACGCAAATGAGCCCGCAATCTGAGACCTATCCCGCCCCCACAGTCCCGCCGCCGGATGAGGATGAACTACTACATTGGTACGACGCCGGTATCTGTCAGGCTACTGACGGTTGTTGGGTCGAGCCGGACGGGATCTGCGAACACGGTCACCCGTCCTGGTTGCTGTATTGGGACCTAATCTAGGAAAGGAGACATACAATGCGGTACTCGGGAGACCCCCGCTGGATTACGGTTAGACGCCCCGCCCACTGCGCGCACTGCGATACGCTCATACAGCGCGGAGACTCTGCGTTCTACTATCCGCGAACGCGCGAACTGTATTGCAGTATCTGCGGGGACGTCGAGGCGCGCCGGTTCCGCGCTGAAGCGTTTGATGAATCTATGCTATCCGGTATTTGGTAGCCGACTCTGGGAGTGGGGGCCGCCCCACTCCCTAGAAAGGAGACCCATGATCGCAGTGAATCTCTTGGACCTTGGTGATCAACCATATGCAATCAGTAGCCTTCTGCTGGGGCCGTATCTCACTCAAAACCGAGTCTACCCACGAGGCAGACAAGAGGTCGACAGTGCCTATCTCACACTTTCACTAGAGCACGACTCCGACCAATGGGACGCCATCCGCCACATAATCCGCGAGGGCCTCGGGAAACTGCCTCCCACGCCACGCCACAAACTCCGCATATTTGAGCGTCACGATGGCAAGTGGGTACCCGTCTAACAGCCCAAACTAAGCGAAAGGAGCAACATGACAACCCGGGAATGTTTGTACGATATGGAACGGCGCGCCCAGCGCCTCCTACCCGGCCTCACCCTCAATCACTACCAACCAGGGGACGCGCGCTACACTTGGAGGCTATCCCACACCATACCCGGCACAACCGCCCAGCGTGACCTATCTACCCGCTGGATGACTGCCCAAGAATGTGAAATGTGGCTGGAGGGATTCCTTGCCGGAGCGGCTCACGAAGACCTAATGAGGCAATCGCTACGAATGGGCGACAGATTACCCGCCAACTAGCCACCCGGGGAGTGGGCCGCCCCACTCCCCAGAAAGGAGGACACAAATGAACCGCTATGAAATTACCATGACCGCCGACAAACCGACCAAAAACACCGTCCGCTATGCCGCCGACAACGACAAGCCCAGCCCCTGTCGCACCCTCTACGTTGAACGCTGGGCACTCGGCGACCCGCCTCCGCAGAGAATCAAAGTCACAATCGAGGAGGTTTAAGATGCACCGCCACGAGAACACCTATGACTACGAGGACGCCGAAACCCGTATTGCTGGTGAACCCACGCTTATCCGCCACGCCGAGACGATCCTATACGAGTGGCCCGAAGGGCCTGAACATTGGGAGTGGGTATGCACCGCCCCGGTTAGCGAAATCCTGGACTGGGCCGAGGTCGTCCAACGGGAGGCCGAGTAGTGGACCCCGGTCGGGGCCGCACCCGACCGGGTCGCATCAGCGAAGGAGGAACGCAATGAACGTGCAAATCAACACCGAGACCGTTACGCCCCGCACCATTTCACCTAGCCAAATCGGCACTCTCCTTTGTGAGTACGTAAACACCATGAGCAGATTTTCAATCGAGGCCAAGGAAGTGGCCAGCCAAATCGCCCGCGATCATCCTACCCTACAGCAAGCGGCCGTCCGGTTTTTGCTCAACATTCTCCTAAACTACAAACCGTACACCACGGACCTACGCAATGAAGGGGCCGCCGCCCTATGCGACAAACTGCGTCAACTCAATCTAGATGGGCAACTACCCTATCTGCCAATCGTCTGACCTACAAGCCCCGCCCGGAGGCTTTGTATCCGGGCAAGGAGGAAACATGCAAACCATAGTAGTGTACGATCATCTGCGTCCGCTTGTAGAACCCCTCGGCCCTATCATCATGGGCCTACGCGATCCCGAACTAACGAACGACCTCGCAACTCTCCACCAGACCTATAACCCGGATACCATCAGTCCAGAGACCCTACAACCCATACTCACGGCCATCGACCAAGTACACGACCATCTACTACCGTATGCCCTAGCCACCGGCTCGCTACGCAATGCATTAGTAGCACTAGAGTGCGCCAACGCCACCATAAGCGGCATGATGGACGGCCTCACCATACTGGACGGCGATACCCAACCCCTGGCATCCGCTTGCCGCAATCTGTGGGTTGCCCTCGCCGAGCTCCTTCCCGGCCCCAAGTACGCCGACACGGTGCTACAAATCCGAACCACAGACTACGACAACATGCCCCTTGAACAGCAATGGCGCGGGCTCCGACATGGCATGATGGCGGCCGTGGACGTTTTCGCCGCCGCTAACCACTATTCGGAGTCAGCCCCACGCCCCATCCTCATCGCCGCCTCACGTGCCGCCGGATTACTCGCCGTCGGGCTTGTGTACTACGAGGAGGAAACATGACAAGCACGGACGAACTCATTCGACGCTACTTGCCGCTTGAGGGCGATCCTCATGGCTACGTCTCCACATCCGACGACGGCAAATATCACGTCATTGCCACCCCAGACGACTGGGCCGAGAATCCTAGAGAGACCTGGAAAAACCTCGGCGCAATGCGTTGCGTACACCACCGCTACCGCCTCGGGGATGAGCCCTATCCCGAGGACTCACGAACCGTCGTCATCAACACTGCCGACGCGCTGCTTGATGACTCGGAACGTGCCGAGGACCTATGGTACAAACTAGGCACCGAGGGCCTCCTAGAGTGGTGTGAAGCGCACCCTGATTACTACGGGTACCGATTGTACCTCTACGACCATTCTGGCATCAGCATCAGCATCGCTGGCGATACCACACCCTACAATAACCACTGGGACGCCAGTTGTGTGGGCATAATCTGGGCTCCACGCCGCACGATCCTAGGGTTTTTTGGTCGCAAGCGCATGAGCAAAAATCTCGCCGCCGCCGCCCTTCGCACCCTACGCGAAGAAGTCGAAGTCTACGACACGTACCTACGGGGCGACATCTACCGAGTAGCCATATCCGGCCCGGACGGGGACGACGCCTATGGCGGCATTTTCGGCCTGGAGAACCTTAAGGCGGGCCTCGCAGACTATGACCCAAGCCTTGCAAAGAACCTGTCCTATACCAATGACCTTTTTGCATACTGTGCATAACTTTATGCATAACACATAACGAGAGGAGGACCGACAAATGATCCTATACGACGTTGTGCGCGACAGCAGAGAGATCAAGCGTAGGGCCAAGTTATTGCCGCCCTACGGCCCCGGATGGAGGAACGGCGAAACGAACGACGCCAACAGACTGGAGGTCTGGCAAAGCGAGGGTGACGAGTTCTACACCCTCTATCGCCTCTTCCGGCCGGACCAAACGCTAGAAGCCCGCGTAATGTGGGCAGACTATGGAAAGGAGTAGTAGAATGAAAGTCAACACATGTGCAACACTACGCATCCCGCGCCCACGCCACACCACCACACTGATCCACGGCTACGCAGTCGCGCTCGCCGAGGATACCAGGAGACACCACGCCATCATCACTATCGACTACGATGGCGAGGAGCTAGCCACACTGACCATCGGGGCCAAGCAGATGGACGCCCTCGCCCTCGCCTGGCTAGACGAGCGTGACAAGACGCCCGACATCGTGGAGCAGCAACCAGACCTAGCCCGAGAGGTTGCACTAGGGGAGAAGTGGTGAGGTGTACATCACAGTCAGCGTACCACTAAAGGCCAACGACGACACCATCAGGGAAAGCCTACGCCGTCGCTGGCCCACCGCCACCGTCACGATCTTCCATCATACAGGGTGGTGCCCGCCTCACTCCGTTAACGGCGACCCCAGACACAAACTAGTAAAGGAGGTGACCAGGATAGTTGACAGCGTAATCAAAAACGAGTAGACTGATCGTGCCGAATGAGAGGCATAGACCGAACAGGAGGAAACATGAACCCGATCAGAATGAGCCGCATCGTCAACCGAAAGCGCTACGACACAGAGACCGCCACCCTCATCGCCAGCGACGCCTACTGGGACGGCCATAACTGGGAGCGGAGCGGACGTAACACGTTTCTCTACCGCACACCCCGTGGCAACTACTTCGCTGTCTACCGTACCTGCTGGCAAGGCGAACGTGACAGACTCGAACCCCTCACCATCGAGGAGGCCCTCGAACTGTACGAAGGCCCCCTCACAGAGCACGAGGCCGAGTACGAGGACGCCTTTCCAGCGATAGAGGTCGAGGACGCCTAACTATTCGATTGGTAAGGTGCGAAGGCCCTCTTCGGGGGGCCTTTGTACTTTCTTACACAGCACAAAACTAGATTATCTAGACTCGCAAACTGCTCCGCCTATTTCTTCTAGTGCTTGCAGCCACAATGCCCGCGTGTACTTATAACCGTACTTTTTTCTAAGATAGGTAAGATGACGCTTGCGGGCCTCATGCGTATGAGCCCCCGTATGCCCCGGCCCCTCCCGATGACACATCGGGCACAGGGTTATCATGTTCTCAATGCGCCATGCGTGCTTGCGACCCCGACTGATGATATGATGGACCTCGCCGGTGGTCCGTCCGCAATCGCAGCAGCGGTAGCCGTCTCTCTCCAAAACCGCCAGCTTTAGCTCTCTACGTTGCTTGGCTGTCACGATGCGGAAATTTACGGTCCTTCAGCTCGGCCAGCGTCTCGTACAGCCACTTGGGTACTGGCATACCGGCCCCCACCACGTTCTCTAAAACCGACAGAGCCTCGCTGGCGCAATAGAATATCGACAGCGCGTTGCGAAACAGATCGACGGCAAGCAAACGGTCTACCATCGCCCCGACCACTACAACAACCGCTATCATGGCCTTCTTGAGAATACCCCGCCAGGACTCCTTACTTGAGAGCTCTTGCTGAATCGCGGCTCGCAGGAACCCGCTCACCACGTCCAACGTTATCAAGACACACAGCACACTCAGAGCCATAGACCACTCGCCCAACATCGTGACGAGCCACGCCCCCAGAGCGGCCAGCGTCAACTGTATGGAAAACCTCGACATCGCTATCTCCAAAAACGGGGGCCTATCCGCTGCCTTTCAATGCCACTTCCAAGCCCTCATGAGGGCGCGGTCACAGAGCATCCACGCTTTTGCGCCATAGAGCGGGCCGCATTTGTCGCCCCCATCAACCTCCCGTATCCGCCTCGGGATCGACAGCCCACAGTAAAGCCCAACCGGGCCAATAGCTCTGATCCCAGCCAAAAACATCGTAGAGTGCCTGCACGTCGAGCGGTCTGAACCGATAGTCCTGCATGTACTTACCCGGTATCCTGGACAGCGAACGGTACTTCTCGGCAGATATGTCGGCGATAGGCGTCCCACTGCCTCTGCTCATCCTTCACCGCCCAGATCAACCACTCCGGCCACCCCGCAGAGTCTACGCCATACTTCCCCAGACAGGCCGCACATAAGGAGCGCCCCCTACGAATCTGTGTACCGCAGGGGCAGTGCTTGACCATATACCCCCCTCTACCTATAAGGGGAACTTCCCGCCCTTTTTATTCACACCACCCCCGGAGTATGCTAACCGCCTCGCCCCACCGCCGCGAGACGGTTGACTGAGAAAGCCCCAACGTCTCTCCAATCTCTTCCTGCGTATAGCCCTCGGCCACCAGCAGCACGACCTCCCTCAAGTCGTCCGGCAGTTTGGACACGGCCATCTCCAAGTCCAGGTACTCGGCCACAGCAAGCCAGGGATCATAGCCGCCCAGTATCTCCGCCCCATCCTTGAGCTCGCCAAACTCGGGTAACACCCCAAAGATGTCCACGCTGCCCCCAAGAGAAAACCCACCCCGTGTGTAGGGGTGGGACTATTCTGCTATCACCTAAGCCTACTTTTGCAACCTACGTATCCCAGACCGCACGAACCCAAGCTGTCCGAGCAGCGCCCCCGCCCGGGCTCGCCGGTTGATGTCCCCTTGCCTCTTCCAAACCCGCCGAAGCATCTCCTGGGCGTTCTTGGTGTACTGCCTCGCCCTCTCCAACTCTCTTTCATCATCAGTCATTAGAACGGTATCTCCTCTTCCGCCGGTGCGACGTTCGACGGGGCGCGTTCAGTACTCTTCTGTCCGTTGCTGCCCAAGAACACCACCCGCCGGGCGGTCACGTCCAGCGAGGCCCGCCACGTACCGTCCTTACCCTGGTAGGGCTTCGGCTCATTCAGCTCGCCCTCTACCAAGACCTGCCTCCCTTTGGACAGGTACTCGTTACAAGTCTCCGCCAAACGACCCCACGCCGCTATGCGAAACCACACTGTCTTCTGCTGCTTGTTTCCCTCCTTATCCGTCCAAACCCTATCCGTTGCAACGCTGAAGTTCGTCACTGCCTGTCCGCTGGGGGTATACCTCCCTTCGGGGTCCCGCCCCAGCCTCCCCACAAGTATGAGCTTCTGGAACATCAGCCCTCCTCCTTATCACGATCTCCACCCGCCCCAAGTAGCCCATCCGCCAACCATCCCAGTCTTGCCACTCCACCGGCAGGTCTCGCAATAGCCGAGTAGACAGCGGCTCTACTTTCGCCCCTCTACCCACCGAGCTGAAAATTAGGATCGGTTTCTTGCCCCGCATCTCCGACAAGCTCAGGTATCCGTCAAGTCTTACCTCTTCCATCTACTTCACGTCCTCCCACCTGTCGTCGGTATACCGCCCCTCCAACTTCACGTACTTCCCAAAAACCACTAGCATGTGGATAGGCCCTATCCCCACCCAGGCATAGTTCACCGGAAGGCCCGTTTCCCACTGGAGACTCAACGGCAAGGCCCAGTCTTGCCAGTGAAGTTTCACGTCAAAGCCCAGGTCTCGGTTCAGCACCTCTTTCAGCCTTTCGAACATGCCCCCTCCCCAAACGCCCTCTTCAGCAACCCCATCTCCCCACCCTCTTTGACCAGAGAGCCCGGTAACCGCAAAACCGTCCAGCCCAAGAGAGCGGCCTCATTGTACTTCTCACAATCCTTCACGAACCCCGAGCCCCTAGTGTGCCTCCCCCTCACCCACACCCCGCCCTCAATCTCGACAGCCAACTTTCGGTCGGGCCACACCCTATCAAACCTCCACCTTCTCGTTGGGTGAAAACGGTACTCTTTCTCCGGGGTGGGGAGGCCCAAGGCCCTAACATGTAGATCGAACAGAGCCTCCAAATCACTCTTCGCCATGCTCCTCACTCTCCAGGCAGGATTCCCTCACCTCACCGATCCCCTCCCAATGCGTACCGAATGCCGAGAACGCTTACACTACTAGGCAACGGGGTAGTCACCCTCCCCTCCCCTAAAACCTAT